GAGTTTCTTGCTTCAGGTCCTTCGGAATCGGGTCGTTGACGGGATCGGCCGCTTTCTTCGGTTTCTCGGGCGTAGGTTTGCCGTCCTTGTCGAGCTTCTGCTCGCCTTCCGGCTTTTACTCTTTCTTGACGAACTTGCCGGTGACGGGATCGCGCGCATAGCCGCGTTCTTCGGCTTCCTCGTCGGTTGCGTCGTCTGCGGGCGCTTCGCCCTCGCCTTCCCCCGCGGGTTCTTCGGGAGATTCCTCCGACGTTTCTTCGGCCGGGGTTTCCTCAAGCGTTTCGTCCTCCGAAGGAGCGGATACCGCCTCTCCAAGAGCCTCGTTGATGGCGTCTAGTGCTGTGGGTTCGGTGGGCATTTTTCTCGTCTCTTAGTGGGTTGCTAATTCAGGTCCCGGCCCCGGTGGTCCTACTTGTGGACCAGGAACAGATGGCGGCGAACCTCCCGGCGAGGAACCGCCAGGGCTGGGAGCTGGTTGCGCGAGCGCGGCGTCCTGCGCCAAGTCTGGCTGGACAAGCTGCAACGCTGTGGCAGGGTCGAGTTGCCCTGTCAAACTGATCTTCACTTCGGGAGGCGGCGGCTTCGGCGGCGGCGCTCCGGCTCCTGGGGAACCAGGAGGCGGCTGCTTGGGAATGAAGCGATCAGGGTCCGACTCGTCACCAAGGCGCAACATGGTTTCCTTGATGAGTTCGGTCAAGGCCTGCGCGAGCATCATATTGCCGGAGCCCAATGCCTGCTCAATCTGGACGATGGTTTCTTTGATGAGCGGCAGGATGGTCGCCCATGCCTGCTGGTCGGACTGCGCTCGAGGCTTGCCGGTCGTGCCAGCCTCGATCTGGATTTCGACCATTGTGAACAAGTCCTCGATATCCATTCCGAACGGCCAAAACGCTTTCGGGCCGGCGATGCGCTGTACGTCGCGAGCTTCAAGGCATTGTAGGGCCTGTTCCGCGGTGTACCGCGCGAGGTCGGTGAGCATGTCCTCCAAACAATCCCTGTCAGAGCCGGTGCGCGCGTTGGTGCCGCTCTGCTGGATATTAGCCTCGGTCGCCGTCTTGGGGTTGCCGGGGCCGCTCATCGCGGCCGACAGGGCCTCCTGCACGCCGCTGATGCGCTCCATGTCCGACAGAATCAGGGAGGGGTCAAACACACGCATATCAATGCCGGCAACCGGCTTCGGCGCGAAGCAATCCGCGAGCGGCGTACCTGGGTCGGCCGGTTTGATGCCGGTGAACTCCTGATGCTTCGACTCGGACAGCTTCCGAGCTTCAGCCTCGTCCAACATGGTTGCATTGAACAGCACGCCGGGGATCGAACGCTCGCGCGTAATGCGGAAGTTGCTCCGCGTCATGCTGTACTCGTCTTGGAGTTTGTACAGCCGCCACGCGAGAGACTGCGCGTGCCGCGAGCCATCGACTTCAAAGAACGCGCAATAGAAATACGGGTAGAACCGGCTCGTAGGGTACGGCGGCGGGTATGGGTCCTTCGCCCATTTCTTCACACCGTCGATGATGGTGCGAATTTGCTTGTCGCGCCGGTCCCAAATCTCAACGCAGCGCACGAACGCTGGCGATTCCGGCGTCGAGGTAGCGGTCACGAACGCCTGCGCACTCTCCGCGGTGAGCATTCCCTGCGGCAGCACGTTGTCGATATCCCGCGTGGTCATCTCCTTCGGCGCTTTCTGGTAGTAGACCTTTGCGGACTTGATATCTTCCGGCGTCAGGTCTGGAAAGCGCGAAAGCGCGTCATCCTTCTCGATGAACGTCTCGTTGCCCATCCAATCGGCGTCGAGGTAGTCCTCGATGCTGGACACGTCGATGGAGACTTGCATGTTCTCCGTCTGAACGAAGTCGATGACGAACAGTTTGAGAACCGCGACTTCCAGCTTCTCCTGCAACGAATCCATCAACGCCTGTTTCTCAGCCATCTCGGCTTCGAGCGTCATCGGGTCGTTGTCCTGCGGGTCCTCCAGCATCTTCTGCTGGGCCTGCAACCGCGCGAGGGTTTCCTTCACGTCGTTGAGCGCAGTCTCGACCTCCGGCTGCGGTTCCTTGTCGGAGCGCATCGTGCATTTGAGCCAGCCCTCTGCTGTTGAGAGGATCGAACGGACTTGCTTGCGCGCGGCCCGCTTCAATTTGCCGCGCCGCCAGAGATGCGAAATAACGATTTCCATCGTTTTCGCAAAAACTTCCATCTGGTAGGTGCCGGCTTCCTCTACCTGGGGGGATTTGCGGACGGAAACATCGGGATCGCGTGCATATAGCAGCGCGACAAGAATGTCGATGAACGCTCCGATGATGTTGGTTGTGACGGCCCAGGAAAGGTCCGACGTGCCAGCGGCGTAGCGCCGGTCGATGGCGACTTGCTTGCGAAAATTCTCGTCAAACTTTCGAGCATCGTCATAGGACTTCCAGAGCTTGAGGACGAGGGCTTCCTCTTGCTCGTCCTCCTGAACGTCCTCTGGGTCGTCGTATCCTGCTTTGTCTTTGAATCCGGGCGCAGCGTCGCGCGGGTCGCTCTGAATTCCAGCGACGCCGCCTGTGACACCGTTTGAGGCGCCCGACGTGGACACGTTAGAGGAAGCGCGTCGCTGCGATCAGAAGCCCGATGGCAATCGGGTAATACTTCGCGACGAACGCTTTGACCTTGGCCGTCAGCGTCGCTTCCTCCGCTTTCACAGCGGCCTCGACCTTTTGCTCGACCGCTTTCACTTCCGCAGTCGCGGACGAGATGATTGCATCAGCCATCTGATTCTCCTACAAATTCTTCGTAATGACGCCGGGATGAGACTTGGACGAAATGACAGCAACATTGGCCGCCGCCTGGTTCTTACCAGCTTCGGACGTTACCTGGGGAGCGGTCGTGTTCGTCACTTCCTTGCCGGGAACTCCGGGCTGGCTAGTTTGCTGGGTCATGTCAGAAGTACCTCACCGCTGGACGTTGATTACGCTCGTTCCACTCAAGCCACTTCTCCGTGAACGGGATCAGAAGCGGCTTGGCCGTATGTTGCGACACGACGGCATCGTACATCAAATCAATACCACGTCCAAGTAGGCCGCACACGTCGCACTTGTCGTCCCAGCGCCCCGCGGGAAACTTGATGAGTTGCTCGATTACCTCGTCAGCCCACTTGCAACGGTACGGGAAATGCACCGTTCCGGCCGTTACCCTGGCATGAAACGCCTGGAGCTTGATGGCTTTGTCCTCCAGCGACGGCAGCGATTCTATGGTCACGAACTTCTGCTTCTCGCGCATGTCGCGCCGGATCGCGGGGCCTATAGACTTGTCGATGAGGCCGCCCTCGTTGAACCATTTGATGGGCTTCCAGAGGCCGACGAGCCGCGTGAACTGCGAAATGGCCTTGTCCGTCTCGCATTGCTTTCCCCACCAGTCCACAAACCAGAGGTCGCCTTTCGAGTCCATCCCGGCGACGCCATGCTCGCTGAAGTCAGGCTCGCGTTTGCCTTTCTCTGGGTCCATCGTGGCGTAGTCACTGGCGCCGTAGAAGCGCAGCGATTTGGGCCGCGGCGTTCGCAATATTTCCTCGACGTTATAGAAAGACGGATTCATCGCTGGGCGCTATCTGGTTGTTGAACCGTTTGAACATTTCGAGGTTGAAGTGTATACCACTGAATGGGGCCGGTCGCTGTTGGTACAACGCTGCCCAGGTTCGCGCAGCTCGAGGATTATCTTCCCACGTCCGCCAGTGGTCGCGAGGCCACCATTCCGGCCATAGGTATTCGCCTTTTTCGCGGCCTAGCGGATCATCGTCGCGCTCTGCCTTGGCGGGAATGCACAACACGTCCCAGGTTTGTCCATCGCGGCATTTGATGAATCCGCTTTCCCCTTCATAGTCCGCCGGCAGAATCATCCCGGCCAAATCTTCCTCCGACCAGCGAGTCTGGACGATGATGCACCACATTTTTGGTTTGCCGCGAGTCATCGCGGTATCAATGAACTCGGCGTAAATCTTCTCTCGGATCGTGGTCGAATCCGCCTGCTCGCGGTTCGCGATAGGATCGTCGATGATGAGCCCGTCCGCGCGATTGCCGGTAATGCCGGCCAGAAGGCCCGCGCTCATCATCGACGAACCATTGGTCAAACTCCAATCATCCACCGCGCGCTGATCGTCAAGTAAGCGCGGCTTGTCGAGCCAGAGGTTCGTGTACTTCGAGCTGCGCGCAATCTCGCGCACCTTGCGCGATTGCTTGGCCGCGATCGTCGAAGCGTAGGAAGCCATGATTATTTGCTGCCGCGGCGCACGGCCCATGCAATAGGCCGGAGCCACAACGCTACAGTACGTGGACTTGGCCGCCCCTGGGGGCATGAACACCATCAATCGCCCGCGGTCCTTGTCGATGCACCGCTGAATCGCGTTCATCAGGACTACGTGGTGGAGCGCGATGCGCGACTCGACCGGAGCGAAGTGAATGGGCTGCGTCTCGAAGCGGTTCACCAGCCGGCCGTACTCGTCCACCTCGTCAAGCGGGTCCTGGTCTAGCGACGGTATGCCCGGAATGTCAATCGACTGGGAGAACTCGATCAGGCTCTTGCGAGCTCGCTGGCGCCGCAGCAATTCCTGCGCAGCCCATTGCGCGTCTACAGAGTCAGCGGGTTCGTAAGGCTCCATCCGGTCATTTTAGGAGCGGATCATCGGAATAGTCTATCTCCGCATCTTCTGAAAGTGCTTCGTCGGATGTTCCTTGGGGAACGAAGGCCGTATCGGATATCCGCGGAAGCTCGTGGGATTGAACCACAGCCATCAGCTCCGCGTCGGTCATGGCTTCGATCTTCTGCTGCATCAGGCGCGAGGCTGGAATGCTGATTGTGGCGTTGATCGGTTTGCCATGCCCCCGGTCCAGAATCTCCTGGGCCGCCTTCAGCCGATCCTTGGGAGGTAGGTCAGGGTCGTTCATGATGGCGACGATGGTTTGTACCGCGGATTCCGTATGCTCGCGCGCCAGCGAGTCGAGGGGGCGGATGAGGCTCATTTACCAGCGGGGCCAGATAAGAGCGCGAGCGTCGATTCGGCCGTCGCGATATCCGTCTGAATGGCGTTGGCGCAATGCCCCGGCTGAATCTTCTCGAGCGCCGCGCCGACGACGTGCAGGAACAGCAACTGAAGGACGTTGAAGTCCGGTAACGTCTTGGAAAGGTCGCGAAAGAGGCCGCACAAGGAACTGATGGTCACGTCTGGCCGGTTGAATAGCAGCGCCGCCCCCGCGCGGTCTAACGCTAGGAGCTGAGTGAACATCCAGCCACGGTTTATGCGCGGAGGAAGGTCAGATTGGGAGGTCATGTGTTGGGTCCCTCGAAAGTGGATAGGGGGCGTCTCATTTTACAGTGACTTTCGTCGGCGCGTTGGGTGTCGGCGCGGGATCGGGCGTTACGTAGAGCGACAGCGGCTCGTTGATGACCGTTCCGGGCCAGCCAGTGGGCGGCGGCCCCGGCGACCAGGTAGGGGAGCCCGAAGCCACGTACATAGCCTGCGTGCCATCGCAGTACACCGTGAGAAGCGTCGGCGCCGCGATGGGCAGCGTTGCCTTGCCGGCCAATGGGATTTCGCCCATCGAAGTCCACGACGCATAGCATTTGGTAGCGGACGTGGAGCTCCACTCAATCGTTGCCTGGTTCGGTTCGTCCTGGGTCACGGTGAGCGAGACGCCGGGATAGAACGCTGTCGCGAGTACGGTTGCCGTGAGTATCGTCATGGCCGTGACTTATAGCATGAGCGGGTCGATTTCGTCTTGGGGCGGCGCGATGCGCGGCAGAATAACATCGTCGATCGCCTGGCGCTCGAACGTCGCTGCCGGTTGCCATTGGCCGGTAAGGGTGCGTCGAATCATCAAGGCGACAAGTTTTGAAACGGACACGCCAGCTAACGCCGCCAGTTCCTTTAGCTGGGTGTGATCGCCCCAATCAAGTCTCACTTTTATTGCCGGTAGTTTGCTTGCCATAAAAACCTCCTGTTAGTAAAAAAGTGTCGCCACTCACCATCAAAAATACCCTTGAGTGTCGCCACTCGTCAACAAAAATACCCTTGAGTGTCGCCACTCACCATCAAAAATACCCTTGAGTGTCGCCACTCGTCAACAAAAATACCCTTGAGTGTCGCCACTTTGCGTGTAGCAAATGGTTCAGTGTCGCCACTTTTTTCTGTCTCAGATCGCTCGTAGGTCCTTGGTAGTCGCGTTGCGCGTGCAACATACTGCCCGTCGCCTAGCACGCAATGAGCCTCCCAAAAGAGGGTCCCTGGGCCCTCCTTTTTACCAGGACCATCGCGCTCCCCTCGAGGCGGTCGGCGGCGAAGTTGAGACGCAATTCACACGGAGCTCGAGCTAGTCCAGGCTGGCGATCCCGCATTATGGCTAATCCAGGCGGACTTGTCTCAGTTTGGCGTCTACTTCGCATAACTAGTCGTATGTTAAACGTCTCACTGCCGAACTGAGACACCAATTGGCGTCGCCCGGGTGGAAGTGAGACGAAACTGCCGAAATTCTTCCCGTAATTTGCAAACCCTTGATATTGCTTTTGTTTTTTACTTAGTTACGGGAGTTTCGGGAATTTCGGGAATATCTCAAAGTATGGGATATAAAATGCACATCACAGAGGGCCGAGCTGGACTGACCTATTTTCCCGTAAATTCCCGTAATCCCGTAAACGAGACAGTCCTCCGCCCGAAACTGAGACAGTCCTCCGCCCTGCTATTGCCTCATTTCGGGCGATATGAGACACTACACTCCCTTTACGGAGGACTTACACATGAGACACGACAAATTGAGGCTAATCGCCGACGGGCGCAAAGCGAGACAGCTACTTGATTCCGGGATGAAGCCGCGCGACGTTCTCCTAATCGTCGGTGGTTCACGCGCACGCCTATATCGCGCGCTGGCAATCGCCCAAAGTGAGACTAACATCACAGTTTCAACTGAAAGTGAGACAAAGTGAGAATCCTTGTGACAATCTACTGTCTCACTTGGAACTGAGACAAACGGAGCAAAGCAAATGAAACTGAGAGACAAACTCGAATGCGCAGCATTCATTCTGACGATGGTCATTCCGTGCGTCGTTGTCGTCGCGATGCTTGGCTATTGGTATTACTTCGTCCTTTCAACCGTCAGCCATCTGTAGGAGCAAATGATATGAGCAATCAGCCAGAAATGACACGGTACGATTTAGCAGTCGAATTGACTGACATACTAGGCGATCTTAATGACCAGCTTGAGGCGCGCGGCTATTTCGGTTTGACGGCTGATCAGGCCGCGCTCATAGAGGACGTAGACCACTACAGCAATGATGCACTCGGCATGCTTGATGATTTTGAGGCGCGGTTAGGCATTGACGTTACAGCTGCGCGCGATTGGATAGAAGCGGCAATTCGCACTAACTACTAAGGATACCTCTAATGAAGCATCGAAGCCTCGACACGACAGCGCGCACGCGCGCGAAGCATCCGGTAGAACGGCGCATCTCCTACTTGCTAGCGCGCCTCCACGCGCGCAAAGGGCATACTGGAGTCCTCGTCAGTGAGATAGTCAAGGCCGTGAACGCACGGCCGATGCGGCGCATAGATGATCCTATGCGCGTGCGCGGATGGACCATCGTGGAGCCGCAGTCATGAAAGACAAGGAAAACGCAAAGTTTCGGGACGTGCCAGTCGGCGCACACTTCGATTTTCCCACTACTGGGTTCTATGACTGCATAAAGACAGGGCCGCGTAGCTATACCTACCTATCGCGCGGAGAACGCTACTCGACAACGGTGGGAACTATTGACGTATCGGTGCGATTTCCTACGGAGCTTCACTATTCACACATTTTGGAGGATGACATGACCATTCAGAAAGACTTGTTCGACGATGCCGACGACACGAACGCCGAGCCCACCTATCGCGAGGCGGACCGAATTCTTTACCTTTCAGACTCGCGCGGCATTTACATACCGCGCGATTTTGTCGAGTGTACGTACCGCAGCTGCATCAGCGGCGTGACCGACGAAGATTTGGAAGCTTGCACGGACCCAGACAGCGAAGGCTATTGGGACGCATGGGCGCACGTAGAAGCCAATGCGATCATCACGGATCAGGAAACGGGCAAGGAATACAACTTGTACCAGGACGGTGACCTATGGCTTATAGAGCGCGGCGCGGAGTATGACGAAAAGCTCGACACATGGATCATCCGTGTGCCGGACAGATGGATCATCAGTTTGCCGGAGAAGCAACTATGACGCCTATTGAACATTTGGCTGACACGGCATGGCAAACGCCAGACAGCTATGCGGGATTTTCGCCGGTAGGCGACTACTGCATACTCTCACGGCATCGTGACAGTGAAACCGTGTCGGAATCGAATTGGAGGGTTGCACTGTCATCCTTCGATGCGCAGCCTTGGGACAACGGCCACGACGGATTCGAGGATAGGCCGATGGTCTACACTTGGCTCGCGAGTCATTGTCTAGTCGGATGGGTTGAATACCTCATGGTACGCGCCGACGCGGACGAGGATACTCTTACGCGCGCGGGCGAGATTGTTTGCGCCTTGAGCGACTACCCTGTCCTCTCGGACGACGATCTTTCCGAGCTGGAAACGGAAAGGTGCGACGAAGCATGGAGCAATCTAGACTTGCGCGGCCGACTAGAAGTTATCACCTACCCGGACGGTTCGCGCGCCTCTTACGACGGAAAGCCAATCTCCATTTTCGCTATCAGGCACGACTACCCACCCTCAGACGATCAAGGCTACATCAAGGAGCAACTACTATGAGAATCAAAGAGACTCAGGTTTTCCAGTTCGACGAGCTTTCAGACGACGCGAAGGAACGCGCACGCGATTGGTATCGACGCGGTATGGCGTATGATTATTATGATTCTGAGTACCTGGTCGATGAATTTGTGACGATCCTTCATGCGTGCGGATTCGTGCCGGAGACTGCGCGCAACTCCAAACGGCCAGCGGTTTACTGGTCTACCAATCCGACTGGCGCGGCGTTCTCCGCGTCATGGTCGTCGGCGCGCTCTGATAGCGCGGCATCCATAGCCGCTCGAGCCGCTATCGTGGCGGATCGGTCGACGGACGAGGTGTTACCTGGAATCTTCGGACGCCTAGCGAATCTGTGCGCCGACTATCCCGAATGCTACGGGCTCGCGATAGCGGGCGGACGGGATGGTCTCACGCAACGCAGTGATGTGGATACTGTAAACGGAGACTGCGACGCCGAGGCTAACGCTGGTTCCGAGTTTGAGACAGTTGTCTCAGATTTGGCGCATTGGTTTGCCTGTCAGGCGGACGCGGATGAACAATGGCGCTACTCGGATGAATGCGTGGATGACAACATCCGCGCGAACGAATATGAATTCGACGCGGAGGGTGACCTAGCATGCTGATTCGATTCGACTACCGGATCATTCGCTACTGGCGGATGGTCATGAAACTGAGACAGCAACAACACGGAGCAAAGAGCAAATGAACAAAGCAACTGAGACAAACGCGCCCGCACTGAGCGGCGCGGCGGTGGAGCAGTCATGGTCCGACGCGATAGGCACTTCCGCCTATGCGTCGATAGTCGAGATGGTCGATGCGCTGAATTGCGACTATGACCGGCTTGCGGAGCTGAAAGCGGAACATCAATCCTTAGTGGACGCTTTGACAACCGTAAGCGAAGAATACGCGGAGGCGATTGATAACGTGAAGCGTCATCACCGCGGATATGTCTCTCAGGATGAGAATTATCCCGAAGTTCGCGAAATGATCGAACTCAAAAAGGCTGCGGCCGATGCCGCAAGCGAGTTTGAAGACTGGGACCGAAAAGAATTGGCCGACCTGGAATCGGCCGCTGGCGAGTGCGAGTCTCAGGACGAAGCGCGCGAGCGCATCCACGAGGATGCGCTGTCTGTCGAAGTACGTTCCGACTGGTACACACCTGGGCGATCCGCGGAGGATAACGCGCCGTCAGAGTTTCGCATTCTCTTATGTACTGGCGGCCCTGCCGTACAGATTCGAGGTGAGCTGTCATCACATGGCGAACCGGATCGAGCTTGGCTCGAGGTACAAGACTGGGGTAAGCCCTGGACGCAATACTTCAAGGCGGACCCGGACGTATTGCTCGACTACGCGCGATGCTTCTACTTCGGGGAAGGGTAGCAATTTAACGATAATGCTAGCAAGTGAGACAAGAGGGCGGCTTTGGCCGCCCTACATTCTAAAGGATTCTTAACATGGAAGAAACCAAAAAGGCTAAAGATTACTTCGCTATACTCCAGGCTAGGGGCGATAAGAGAAACCGAACCAAAAAGAGATCTAACAACCCAATCGTGAGAAGAACATGGGGATTAATACGTGGCGCTCGCGCTAGAGCCAGGGAAAGGGGCTTGCCATGCGATATCTCTACGGAATGGGCGCTACCAATAATCCAAGCTGGAATTTGCCAAGCTACTGGCATGAAGTTAGATATCCATTCTAAACGCGGGCCTTTTTCTCCCTCAATAGACCGGATAGTGCCTAGCAAAGGATACACAACTGCCAACTGTCAAATCGTCGTATTAATCCATAACCAAATCCGGCACAATTGGGGCGACGATCCGGTAATCGAATACTGTAAGCATATCGCATCTGTCCTACAGTAGTTGTGTTAACCTCCTACATGGCTCTTGGTGCGTAACCGCACATACAGGATGCTTGAAGTCTGTGATACTTGTCTCACGTACCATTTGGTACGCATTCAAAGAGCATAGGAGCAAACAGCAATGAGCATTAACACAAAGCCAGTCGAGAAAATTGTCTCGGG